CTTTTGTCTCTCTTCGAACACAAGCCTCAGCATCTGCCTTTGCCATCTCACCAGGCTCTCGGAGCCAACGGATTGTGGTAGGTTCAAAAGCTTTCTTTTCCCTCACATATATAAACGCAGCAGTTTTCTTCCCAATACCTAACTGAGCAACAATCTTTGCTTCTCTATTAGGAAGCGTAGGTACTGACCTTTCTCGACTACCTTTGATAACATCCCACTCCGCAGCAGAAAAAGGATGCGTTTTCTTTTTAAACAAATTCCGACCTACACTTTCAGGCGGAGCAACATACTTCTCAATAAGTCCTGTCAGTAATCTTTGTTTTAACAAACTAATTTCTGGCATCTTATTTCCTCCAAGTTATTTCAGTTCTCTCTTACCAAATAAGAGCGTCTGCAATTTCCCAATATTTAGCTCCCAAATCATCCAGAATGTCGTCTTCCCAATTAGTAGCAGCAGCAACGACAGCATACTTTACAGCTCCACCGATGAGAACTTCGATAGGTACAGCTTTATCAGTTGAATCGCCAGGAATCCTAACGAATCCAACAGCAGTCTCTTTAGCACTACCATCAAAATAAGAATAGTCGGCAGTGATAGCAACAGTACTAGGAGCAGAAAAGAAATTGATAATCCCCGTTCTCAGGTCAATGGTATAATCAGTCCACTCAGTTTGCTCAACAGCATTAACATAAACAGCATAACTTCCTCGCTTAATCCGACCATGAATAAGAGACCAAATCTTCTGAGTAGAATCTCCAGTTCCAACAGCTTCAGCAGTAATCTCGGTTCCACTTCCATCATACTTGATATACTCTTTCGTTGCAGTATCCCACGCAATTGGGTCTCCGATAACAACTGCTCCCTCTGCATCCTTCAAAACACCAGAAGCCTGGTAATAAGGTAAAGTCGAAAAAGCTAAAATCTCTTTCGCTTTGGTAATTGCGACTTCGGTAATGTGCGGTAATTTTATACTATAATCTGACATCGTTCATTCCTCCAATAAAATTATTATTCACTCTTAGACTGAGGGATTAATCCCTCTTCTTGAGCTGCTTCAACATTTCTTTTCAGGTCTTTTTCATCCTGTGCAGTTTCTGACTTTTCCGCTTCTACTTCTTCGATACCTTTTTCGTCTAATTCAACCAACTTCTTCCCATCTCTCCTAACCTTAGCCATCTCTTCAAAGAGCTTATAATCAGTCATGTACATCTTTGTTAAGACAAGCTTCTCAGTCGGAAATGCAAACCCTTCTGAAAGAAGAGCACCAACAGCTTTGTCGGCTTCCATTCCAGTTATCTTCTCTTCTAGTCCTCCAACTGTATCAGTAACTTTCTTCTGTTCTTTGGAAAGCTCAATGAATTTCTCAAGCATAGCTTTTACCAACTCATCGGGTTTCTTATCATCACCATCTCCCAACTTCAACTCATCTTTGATTTTCTTTATCATTTCGTCACTCAGCAATTTTTCTTTATCCTCCTTCGAAACAAGCTCCCCTTTATCAATTTTATCACTTAGAGTCTTCAACTCTTCGCTATCCGCAAGCAAAGCAGTAACATCGACTTTCTCCTTGCTTTTCAGAAACTCCATCGCATTTTCCTTAGTTAGTTCGACTTTTTCTCCTGGCATCATATGACCTCCAGTCTTATTTTTTTCACTCATAATAAGAGGCGTATACTTCACATCCGCATCTGACAATGATACCGCTTCATATCCGCCAAGCCCCTCAATATATGGATGATTAACCAGAGCTACGTGTTTAACCACGGCTCCAAGTTCTTCATCTGTTTTCTTGTCTCTATACTCTAAATCCAGCCAACAACTCACACCTGGAGCTCTATCTGAACTTTCAATATTCCCGTTCATCTCCTCATCGTCCACACTTAGAACAGCATCAAGACCCACATCAGTCTTGATAAACTCTTTAATCAACCCAACCTTTTTCTTCGGGTCATCCGTATGTGTCAAAACAACAGGTGCCTCTACAGGCACTCCTTTTTTAAAATTAGCTATAATCTCATCAGCAACCGCAGGTGTAATCTCGAACTCAACATCTCTATTCTCAGGATGTTTCCATGTGCCAAAAGCCAGAATCGGCTTCCTCCACAATTTCCCATCCTGCTTTTCAAAATCTTTGTTTTCATCAAAGAAGGCAAGCTGTATATTAGGCATCCTAATACCCTCCTCCAATAATGTTTTTTTCCCTCTCGCATTCCGCAAGGATGTATAACACATTCCTTGTATCTGGTCATCAGGACGGCTAGGGTCACTGTGATGCAAAGTTTTTATGCATCGACTAATGAAATCCTGGCTACCCTCGCCTTCATTCGGTTTCGGTACAGGCATAAACAACCTCCATTTAAGATAATATACCTAATCTAATACGTTTGTCAACCCTTTCTTTCATTTTTATTTAATTTTTTCTAATTGTCCTAAATAAAAGTCCAAGTCTTTTAGATTAAAATCACCCGTTTCCTGAGGCTCCACACCTAAGGCATGAGCAATTCGCAATAACTTCCTCAGAGCGGTTAACTTTACACCAGCAGAAGCATTAACCCGATTAACCCCCGCTAAAGCACTCTGAACTTGGGCTCTATCAATCTTACCCGCAACATCTTTATATGGTAACACTCGCAACGACCTGGGAACAGTCCGACCAGAATCATCTACCTTCCCACCAAGTAAAATAATAAGAAACGCTGAATCAGGCAAATCATCAACAGAAACATTCTGCATATTCTATCTCCTTTATAAAATTTTCAATCTCACAAGATAAACCATTAAACATTGTCCTTTCATTTTGAGAAAGCATTTGTTTCTGAGGATTAATAGGAGTAGCAGGTTGAAATTGACCCCCTCGACTAACACAAAGAGATTGAGCAACTTGGATACTAATATTCCCAGGGATTCTTATACTGCGGAGGGCTAATTTTCCATTGGGCAACTTTCCGTAAACCAACCGTAAAATTCCATAAGGAGTTTTCTTCCTACGGATTTCGGCTATCTCAGTAACTTTGTCGTTGACCATACAACTATGTTCAGTTCGGAAAGGCATACCCAACCTCCACTACTAAAATACTTCAAACTCACACCCTTGTCAACTTTATGCTCTTATAAATCCTGCGGGGGTTTGAAAATAACCCCTATCCATAGGAAACAAGGAAAGTTCCTCATCTGTTTCGTCAACTTTAGTCCCTGGAGCTTTCTTCTTGTCTTCTGGCTTTTCTACCTCTTCTCCTCCCATAGCTTCCATCGCCTGTCTTTCCTTCTCCATCCTAGCCTCAACTTTTTTATAATCAATTTCTATACCCAGTTCTTCAGCAACTGATTCCTCCATCTTAAGAGCAAATTCAGGACTAACCTGCGGAAACCTTGCAGCCAGTAAACTCTTAAATGTATCCATGATAGCTGAACGAATCGTATCTGAAAATGGAGAAAATATCAATGTAGGATACTTCTTTGTCCCAAAATTCCAATCAATCAATTGAGGAATAATTTGAGTATTAAAAACCTCACTAATATCCTCAAGGAGAGACATAAGAGACATCAAGAATAAGTTACTCTGGTCGCTTGAAAGAGCAAAGCTACCTCCTCTCCCCTCCTGTCCCAAATTCATAAACTGAGTAAGAAAAGCCCTAGACATCATAGAGTCATGATGCTGGATAAGTCCCAGAAACTCTGACAACTTCCGCATACTCTCAAACTTCTCAACCGTACAGTCTTTGGGCATCGTCATAGCAACACTGGTTCCTAAAGCTGCCAAAGAATTCCTAAATTTCTCCAGCGATTCAGGCTTAAGATTTGTGGGATGCGTCCCTAACCTAATAGGAACAGCATTTAACTGATAAGCCAAATGAGCAATCGAATACAGTTTATGTTTTTTATCATAATGATAAAAGACAGGAAAGAAATCCCCTTCTCCTAAATAAGGATTTTCTTCCGCATTATAGATGAAATATGCAATCTTATCTTTCTTCCACGTTACATCGACAATTTTATCCTGGAAAGTTGTTTCTTGATGAGCCCCCTTGATACCACCATGAGAATCATATGTTAGCTTAGTGCATAAAGTACTTCGGTAGGCTAGTTTATCCAGCCAGTACTTCCCATCTTCATATTTCCAAACCTTCTCAAAGATTTTATATCCATCTCGAACTGCAAGAGCCATACGAGCAATT